GGTCTAGCGTTACGCTGCCGCCGCTTACTGTCTTGTCTGCGTGGGCCGAACCATCCGCCAAAATCTGCACAGTCTCACCCTCAAGGTGGTTGAGGCCGCTAATTGTGTCGGTTGCGGTGCTGTCGTATGTCAGCCCGGAGTCCACATAAAAGGCATCTGAAACATCCGTGCCAAAATATACCGGTTTCATATACACAATATGACGGACAGTCGCGCTGTTAATGGTGCGCTTTACAGACAAATACACTTGGTCTTCTGCGCCGCTAGGTATTGCTGTAATGCTCTCAACAGTGCCAGTGCCGCCCAGGGGGTGCTGGTGCCAGCCAATCGTATTGTTTGCCGGGTCGTATGACAGGCCAACAAGGGTGCCATCAGACCGCACAAACCAAAGAACAAGCTCTGGCTCCTGCTGCCAAACCATGTCGGTCAAGCCACCACGAGCCAAATGCTCCGCCAGAATAGTCAGGTCGCGGCCAACAAGCCCGTCCGTGTCCAAGTCAAAGGTAATTTCCTTTACCTTCTCTTGCCCCTTCTGAATCAGGATGGTGCTTGCCCCAGCCCGCAGCGGGCGCACATCAGATGAACCAAATGTGGTTTCGCGCAGCACACTAACATTTGTTGGCGTTACAGGCCCGGTTGTGCCACCAGACAAGGTAAACTCTGAACTGCTGGTCAACACTTGCAAGAAGCGGCCCGGAATCATGTGCTTGATGACATTCACTTGGTCGGATGCAATCGTGATGTTGATTGCACTGTCATCCAGTATGCCGGGGGTCATGTTTTCAAAGTCGGCGGTTACTGAACCAAAAATGGTTTGTGGCCGACCCGGTGTTCCAGCAAAGTAAAGACGCTCCTCATAGAAAGCCACAGCGCGAGGAAAGCCCTGGTCTCCGTCAAGGGCACCTAGCGACCAACGGGTGTTGGCATTTGCAAGGCCAACAGCACTGTCTGGAAGGCGTGAATTACCATACTGGTCTTCATGCACATCCGCCGTAACAACAGTTGCGCTGGTAAAACCTGTAATCCTTACATGGCCATGCTCGTCATGCAAATATTCCCAATCAATAGCACCATAGGTTTCTGTGCCAGAAAGATGAACGGGGGCAGTATTCCCAGATGTCTGGGTGCTACCAGTTGCTTGCTTATAAACATGCCCGGCAAAACGGACAGTTGCATTTGCAGCGTAGCTTGTGCTGGCAGCCCATTCGTCATGCGCAATCTCAAGGATTTCACGGAAGCGAATATAACGGCCCACATCGTCACTGCTAAATACATCCGCAGAAGCCGTAATGGTTATGCCGGTGCCAGTTGCGGCGGAGGCATACATAGTTGTGTCAGTGTCGTTTTCGTCCAGCCAAGGCCCGTCAATGAAATCAATGTCAGTCAAAGTAAAGCTGGTGGCTGTAGTCCGGGTCAGCTTTGCAGGGTCATGGTCTTTGTGCGCCAGGTAAAGCACATCAGCAGATTGGACATGATTGATTTCAAATATGTCATCTATGCTATATGTGGTGGTTACTTCGACAATTTTACCAACAGTGCCACCAGAAACAAAAGCAGAAAAACCAGAACCATCCACACCGCTAAGTTCAAAGGTGTTAGTAGTAACATTGGCTACAGTAAACTCCCTGTTATTAATCTCTGTCATGCCGGTCACGCCGGTAATATACACCCGGTCGCCGTTTGAATAGCCGTGAGATGTGGCAGTAATCACAACCGGATTAGCAGCAGTCGCCCCGGTGATGGACTTTGTTGCCTCGGTCAGAATACCGCCATCTTTGAAGAAGCGAATATAGTTTGCGCCAAACTCAAGCACATACGCCTGCTCGTCACTGTATTCAAAGTTAATCAGACGAACCTTGCCGCCATCCTTGGACGAGCCAGCATAGTAAGTGCCAGGGCGGCGAGTAATACCGCCTTGGGGAAAGGCCAACATATTTTGTAGCGTCTGCGCCCCTGCATTATACTTTTGCAGGTCAATGCGGCCCTCAAGGCGCGGCGAAAGCTCACCAGCTTGGAAGTTGGTAATGATGGTGGAAACGCGGGCCATCTTAGAACCTTACATTAATGAAGTCGTCTGCGAGTAGCTTGTCTGGCGTCCCCTCCATTGCATCAATGGAACGAGCCTCACGCAAACGAGCCTCATAAAGCTGGAACATTTGTTGGGCAACACCATTGCTGCCTGTCAAAGCATAGGCCGTTTCTGCGGCCAAGCGATGCGCTACAGTGCTGCTAAGAAGGGAATCATACTGCTCTGTGTCAGTAACGCGCCCGATGTAAGTAATCTTGCAGGTGCTTTCGTTTGACAGGATTTTGCGGCCCTCAATCTTATACATCAGCCGAGTGTCATACGCAGCAATCTCGCTGTCCACCTGGTCGTCAAAGAAGGACAGCACCCGCAGGCAGTAAGGGTTGTTTGGCAGGGTATATTGGTAGCTAAATCCAAATGCTGGTGTGTCAGCGTCCTGTGCAATGGACTTTCTGGTAATGGCTACATTCCAAGGATGCGCCCGGAGAACAGCGTCACGCACAGTAGAAAAACGCCGATTACAAATCCGCGCTTCCTTTGAGTTCTCACTTAGTGCTGTAATGGTTCCTGCGCCAAGCAAGTCCATAGCTTCATTACAAATGTCAACAACGGATGGCATCTCTCATAAGCCTCTCTATTTCTACCAATGCGCCCTGACTTAGATTACTGTCGCCGCCAGAGACAACATCCCCTTTCTTCTTTGCTTCCCTAACAAGTTTTTTCAAACGCCTTGTAGGTAATATTACCACAGTTTCGTCAGTAATCATAAAGGCCCAAAAATCTGCTTCTGTTGTAGAGATGCCAGATGGCTTACCCCTACAAAAAAACTCCACAAACACTCTGCCAGTTTGTGAAGCCCTAAAATCCCTTTTCACCTCTATGGTCTTGTCGGTCAATAACTCACCAAGCCGCTTTTCGCTTACCTGCCCTACCTTTAGGTCATACCTAAAATCACTGTTGTATTCCACGCCGTTTCCCCCGGCAGGAGAAGGAAGGGGCGGCCAGAGCCGCCCCAACCAGATTAGTTCACCACATACTCAATGATGAAGGCCATGTCGCCGGAGGAGCCACCAGTTGCGCTAAAGGTAGCGGCAAGGTAGTAGATTCCACCGGGGTCGGAGGACTGACCCGCCAGTTCCCAAACCTGCTGACCGGTGGTGTTGATGTCGGCAGCTTCATAGCGGAGTTCCGCCAGACCTGCTGCGTCAGCAACATCAGTTGCCAGCGCATCTTCATCAACAACCACGCCCCCGTCAGTGTAGAAGCCAACATTAAAGGTGCATGAGCCACCCAGGTTGTCGGAGCCTACGCGAACAGAGGTCACGGTAGCATGAGTTGGAATCGGCGCAAGCATCACAATGTCGTCATCGGTGCTGTCACCAGCGGCCAATGCAACATTGCCCTGTGCAATACGCTTTACGCCACCAAGCTCTTGAGCGTTGCTGGCGACCTGCGGGAGAGCCTCAAGATTGGCAATGAGGTCGGAGTTCTTCGTTGTCATCTCTTAGCTCCTCTTAGTCAGGGGTTTCGTCACAGAAGATTTGAACAACCTTGGCTTCTTCCATGCGCACCGCGCCGATGCTCATGCAGTAATAAACCTGGGTTGAATAGCCCTTGTCGGCGCGTTCATCAATACGAGCATTGATGTCCTTGCCAACACCAAGGGTCAAACCATCCTCAGCCCAAGCGAAACACTTGCGGATGTCATTGGCATCAATGGACAGCCGGTTGGTCATGATGAAGTTGAAGCCCATGAAGGTGTCAACATCGCCCTGAACCAGTGCTTTGATGGTGTTGAAGTCGCTGCTGGTCACTTCAGTAGTGCCGAGCAGGTCTTCAATCTGCTTGGGGCCAACCGCGATGTAACGATTGATGGACGGGTCAACATCCAGCAAGTCCATCTTACGCTTGGCTTCACGCAGCTTTGCAATGGTCAGGCCATCGTTGGATGAAGCAGAACCAACAGAGTTGGCGGTTGCATCCAGTGATGCGCTGCCCGAACCAGTCTCGCCGGTGCTTGCAGTGCCGGTAGCGGCGGTGATGATGACATCATCCATTGCACGACCCATAGCAGCGGCAGCTGCACGAGCGTAGGATGAAGTCGGGTCAATCAGCATACGAACTTTGTCCTGGTCATCAATCAGGTCAGCATACTCGTAGTCAGCCAGAGACAGCCGGCGGCGGGCATGCGGAGTGTCCATCTGCGGGGTGTCGGCATGGCGGCTGGTGCGCAGGGCAGCAGTCGCAGCACCGATTTGGTCGATGAAAGCATTTTTGCCAACAACATTCTCAATGCGCACTGCATCACGCAGACGGGAACCCATCTGCTGTGAAAGCATCTGCACATTTGCAGAATACTGCTGAACAAATGCTGTGGTCACTTGCGTAGACATAAGTCTAACTCCTTGTTTTCACAGTTACATTTGGTTCAGTGTCAGTGCGCTACCCTTTCGGACGCTCCTCGCCTTTTTGGCCTGCGTCTGGCCACCGTCTTTCCGGTTGTCTGCGGGACGAGTTGCCTCGCTACCCCTAGTGACCCATTCCCAATACCTGTCGGCTAGTCGGGCTGGGTCAAGAACATC